AACTTTTAATTCGTTGTCGTTGATTGCTTGGTTGGGATTTTTAACTACTTTAAACTGGGCTTGTAATTTTGTCGCTGCTTTAGATCCAAATAACACCTTGTACTTCACAGGATGATAAATGATATCGTCGCTGATGGATTTAATGGTATCTAATTTAGAACCAAAACTAATTTTTAAGCTGTCGCTGTTAGGCGCTTCAGGTTCTACATCTGTACCACCTATTAAATAGGTTCTAAATGCGGAGTCGTAACTTCTTGTTAATAAGAAAATATCAATGATATTACTTACACTAGGATCTATTCTTCTATCAACGCTGGCATTATGTACGTATTGAAATTTAAGATTATCTCGACCGATCACTCCTTTATATGCACTTTCTAATATCAATGTATTGGTTGTTCTATCAACACGTTTAACTTGATCTTCTGCGGTATCATAAAAATATATCAATTGTCCATCATTGTAGTTAGAAATCGCAATCAGTGATTCTCTTTCAACTATCAATATTAGGTTGTCTGAATTATCTATTAATTGGTATGCTTGCGAGCCAGCCTCGTCGATTATTTCTTTAAAAAATAGATAATTTAATTGTGTATCAAGTCCTACTATTTGTTCAAATGCTTCGGGATTATCTACAACACCGTCGTCGTCTCGATCAGAAAATCCCACTTTGATTTCTATAGAACTTTCATATCCGTCATCAAATTTAATTGTGTCATCAATTTCAAATGCAAAATCGTTCCCGATGGGCACTGCCGATCCTGTGCTGGATTTATTGATTCCTAAAACCTTCACTTGATCTTTAACTACTCGTCCTAGATTATCATTGTATTGTTTTTCATTAGAATCAAAATAAAATCTGTTTTGTTCTACACTGCCAAATACATAATTCAATCCACGAATTCTTATCACATATTGGTCTACATCTTTTATGAATGCCAATATCCAGGATGCATCTAAATTACTATTTGTGGAATCGCCTGACTTACCTAGACTGAAATTAGATACTAAATCTAAATCGCTGGCTGTAATTATTTTCCATGATGATGTGGGCACGTCAAATCTCAGTCCAAAGTTTAATCCTTGGAATGTTTGATTGACAATTTCTGTTTCTAGTGCTACAGGCAAATCGTTGACAAATTTAGGAATAATTCTAGTTGCGATCGCACCGGTCGGAACAGGGTCATTAAATACCACAGGACCTAATCCTGTAGTTAATACTCCTCTACCCGCATTGGTTCCATCGCCGATTATTCTAATAGTCTTAGTCCATAATCTATCTGTTTGTTCCGAATCGTTGGCATTAATTAATACTATCTCGCCTTTCTTAAATGCATATCCAACAGGAGGAACGAATTTAATTAATGCTCCTGGTGCAAGATATTTTAAACTGCTGGTAGAATATACTCCAACCTTTAATAAAGAATTGTCAACCACGTTCTTAAAATATCCAGTAGACATATTGATGTCTGACGTAACACTCTGCCAAAGGCTGTTTGAATCTGTGAAAAGGATTTTATCAAATTTAGTGATATAGAAATTATATACGTCAGTGTCAGTAAAAATAGGTTCAACACTTCGTCTAATAAAATTTAATATTTCAATTCTACTGGAAAATTTAAAATTTAATTGATTTTCTATTTGTTCTTTATAAATGAATCCGTCATCGGCAAACACATTTATACTGCTGTATTTTCCACTAGCGTCAAGGATGTCAAAATTTCTGCTGATACCGCTGGATGTTCTGTTTATAGATTTAATTTTTAAAATGTCTTGAGAACTAGATAGGGGTGCAAGATTATAATCTTCACCTGTGATCATTCTATTTTGTGTGTAATACACAGCAGGAGCATTGGATCTAATCGAATCAATATCTTCTGATGCGGCACTGGACGATACTGAATATTGCAGAGCCAATCCTACAGTTAACGTTTGTGCCTGTCCGTTTTTACTAACGTACGGAATTGAAATATTGATCCCTCGCAGTTCTGCAGGAGAAATTGTATAACTTAATCCGTTACTGACTCTGTAATAAACACGAAATGCACCCTGTGGCAAATTTCCGTATACTCCATCGGCGAATACTAAATCAACCCTATCTTCTTCTTTAGTTTCGACAGCATAGATATTTCTAATATTTTGTGTGAGACTGTTATAAGCAATATTATTACCAATCAAACTAGAAACTTGAGTCCATTGATCTAGTTGATTGCTGTTGCTGCCTAGGCCAAACAACCACAGGTCGTCATTGTTGATGTTTACGCTATCAACTGCAACCGTTTCATTGGTCGTCGGAACATCTATAGAAAAATCTGCAAGCTCTAGACTACCCTGTTTGAACAGTAGATAGAATCCGGTGTTTTGACTTCCTGGTCCTTTGCCGTCATTGCGATATATAAACCCTAATTGATTTCCCGGTACTGGTGGCTCTTCATAAACTGTATCGCTATCTTTGAATGCTGTACTGACGATTTCAAAGGTCATAGATCTTGCTGCTACCGTTTTATTGAATGTGTAAATCGGAACGTCAGTGCCGGTCGTCTTGAATCTGTACTGTTCTGTAGGTATTCCCTGTACTGTTCCAGAACCCTGGCTACGGCCAAATTCTGTGTTGTCTGCCATGGCTGCATTAAGGATGGTAATAAATTGTTCTAACCAGTTAGTGTTTGTTGGATCGTTCCATGACACTATTTGATTAGCTAAGTTTTTACCGTTTGAATCTAATAATTCTTCTGTGGTTGTTACACTGGAAAATTTGATTAATCCATTGGCTGCTATGTTTCTTTTAGCATTATAGCTGAGCATGCGAGCTAGACGTAACACGCTTTCTTTACGTTCAGCTAATTCGATGAAGTTTTCTCTTGATGCTAGATCAATACGGAAAGCTAGACTTTGTCCTAAAAATGCTACAGCATCAATAAGGGCCATATACTCAGACGATTCAATATAATCATTAAAATCTTCTGGATAGTTTTCTCTTAGATATGTAATAATAACCCTACGTAGATTTTCAAAGTCGTATGATTTAAAATCAGCATTCTTAAATGTCTGATAGACTCTGGTCCAATCTTCGTTGAGTATTAGGTTATTTTGTCTGCTAGTCGTTGTCATTTATAGTCCCTATATCATATTTACCAAACAAAATTAACTGCTTAGTTAATGATAGCATTATTCTTATCAAAATCAAATGTCATGCGTTCATTGATATTGAACGGTATGTATGTTATATCTGCCTGTATACGTATTCCAATGTCTGTGCTGTCGATTAATACTTCATTTACTACAATTCTCGGATCGTAGTTTATTATAGTTTCAACATCTTTGGCTATCATTTCTTTAACATCTTCAGTGAATTGTTCAAACAGCATATCCCAAATAATGGTTCCGAAGTCTGGATTTTCTAATTTCTCGCCTTTGCGAATATAAAAATGATTGATCAAATCCTGTTTAACAAGATCAATGTCGTAGATTTTATAATTCTTAGATGTTTCTTTAGAATTAAATCCTTTGTAAGTAAATGTGCCGCCCTTATCTCCTACAGAAGCTGTATTAGTTGCGACAGTTTTTTGATTGTACAATGTATTTGCCATAATATCTCCTAGGTATCTCTATCTGTATTTGTTGGCGTTAAAAATTGGGGCACTTGATTTTCATGTAGGGGCCAAGGCTCGTGCATGGGGATTCTTTTCATAATACTAGCTATTGTTCCTGACTGATATTTTGTTGTTGCCCAGTCCGCTGAAGTAGAAGTCGCTGGATTGGCATGCGTTGTTAACGGGATCACTTGTTCCGCTACATCCGCTACATCTGCTAGTACACCATTCATGTGTATTGAGCTGGCGCTTTCTCTAAGCTCTCCTACTGCTGCTATGTGTGTGCTTCCCGCCGAGGTAAATCTACTATTAGCTGTTGTTACCATGTTAATATTTCCAGCTGATGCTATTTTTGTTGTTCCACCTATTTTTTGATCCCAGTTTGCTCCAACTGTGATTTTACCGTCTGCTCCGATCAATAGTTCCATGTTGGATCCGATGTCTGCCTTGAGTCTGCCACCGGACTTCATATTGATATTTCTACCGGCTTCTAGATTAATATCTCTATTTGCAAATATATTAAGATCGGTTTCTGTGTGAACACTGATACTGTCTTGAGCATAGATATCAATCTTACCGTTTGAAGTTAATTCAACCCACGTTGTTCCTCTAGAATTTCCAATGTAAATTAGATCTTCTGAATTGTGCATCAATATCTGATGTCCGGTTCTAGTTCTTAAACGGAAATACTCATTGTAGGGGATTGTTGCTTCACCAGAAGTATTTGCTGTTTCGCCTGTGCCTACAACTTTCTTTTCAAGAAGGTCAATATATTTTACCGGACCTGAAGCTGCGGAAGTTGCTCGATGATATCTATCATCTCCGTCATCCATGACAAATTGTGTTCCGCCTAATCTGCTTATAGGAACCGGAGAACTTGTTTGTCCGTCTATTGATCCGATGTTTGCACGTTTAGCATTTTCTCTGCGATCTACTGGGCCGGGAGAAGATATACCAAATACCATACTTGGTGCTTCTCTTCTACTAGACGTTGTTGTAACTCCTCTAACATCGTCTTCTAATAGCCCTTGTTCTAAAAATCTATCTGCAATAGGATGCACTGCTTTTGGAATTTTTTCTACATCAATGGTTTGATCTTTAGAATTTAACTTTCTATTAACTTCTGCTACCGGTAGCGGTGTTCTTTT